TACATTTAGTTCCAGCCATCGGAAATGGTGTTGATATTAGACCAGATTTTAGGTATGCTGTAGAAATACAGGAAGGACTAACTGTTAAATCTACAGAAAATTCAGATATAGAATTTAGAACGTTAGAAGTTATAGATTTTAGTGTGTCTAGTTCTTCAAACCCTACAGAAGTTTCAATATATAAGGTTGATGAAAATACAGGTGCACCTCAATATTACTTATTACAAAAAACAGTACGTTCTATTTCTGGAAAATTAGAGTCACAAACTTTTACGTTTACTGAACCTAAGAAATTTGATAGGGTTAGACTAGGACCTACTAATATTATTGATATTGTTGATTGTAAAGATATAGATGGAAACAAATGGTACGAAGTAGATTATTTAGCTCAGGATACTGTTTATACTGAAGTTAAACAAGGAGTAGCTCAAGATCCTTTATTATCAGCATATGCAGATTCTGTTCCATATATACTATCATTAAGACGTGTACCAAGACGTTTCACTAAAAGAATAACATCGAATAATCAAATAGAATTACATTTCGGTGCAGGAGTATCGGCAAATGCAGATGAAATTATTTTACCAAATCCAATAAATGTAGGCATGCAGCTGCCATATGGTAATACGTCAGGATTAGACAATTCTTTTGACCCTACAAATGTACTATTCACTAGAGGATATGGAAAAGCTCCATCAGACACAACCTTAGTTGTCAGATACTATACAGGTGGTGGAATATCGTCAAATGTTTCAGCTAGAACATTAACCAACATAACAAATACTGAATTTTTAGGAGGAACTGATGGTCTAGATTCAACTGTAGTAGATTTTTGTAGAAAGTCTATAGCTTGCACAAACCCAACAGGAGCAACTGGTGGTAGAGGACAAGAAACTATTGATGAAATACGACAAAACGCACTTGCTGCGTATTCTACACAAAATAGAGCTGTAACTAAAGAAGATTATATTGCTAGAGTTTATACTTTACCTGGAAAATATGGAAGTATTGCAAAGGCATATGTAGAACGAGACGAACAAAACTTACAACCCGATGGATCTACAACCTTTAATCCATTGGCTATAAATATTTATTGCCTATCATATAACGCAAATAAACAACTTATTGCACCTAACTTGGCTACAAAAACAAATTTAAAAACATATCTTAGTAAGTATAGAATGTTAACTGATGGAATAAATTTAAGAAACGCACATGTAATTAATATTGGGGTAAAGTTTGATATATTATCTAGACCTGACTCAATATCTAAAGAAGTACTTATTAAGACAATTAATGAAGCTAAAAAATATTTTGCAATAGACAAATGGCAAATAAATGAACCTATCTCGATATCTGATCTTGCTGCAACCTTAGACCAAGTTGAAGGTGTACAATCAATCTTAAACTTAACACTTGTAAATAAGTTTGATGCAACTTCTGGATATTCTCCTAATTATTATGATATAGGTGAAGCTACTAAAAACAATGTGGTGTATCCTTCAATGGATCCATCAATATTCGAGGTCAGATTCCCAGATACTGATATTGAAGCAAGAATAGTTGGAGCATAAAAATGATATATAGCATAACTTCATCAATAGATACTACATTATATGAACAGTATGAATCAAAAAATACTGGTTTAGACGAGGTTTTACAACTTCAAAAAATAATATCGGAGTCAAACACCAATAATACATTTAATTCTAGAATATTAACTAAATTTAATTTAGGATATATATCTAGTTCTATATTGTCTGGTGATATTGCAAATACTTTTAGAGCAAACTTAAAGATGTATACACATGAAGCATCTTCATTGCCATTTTCGTATGACATATATGCGTATGCTGCATCTCAATCTTGGGATATGGGAATAGGTAGAGATACTCATAATCCAAAAACAACAGAAGGTGCAAGTTGGAAATATCGAGACGGACAAGCAGCTGGAACTACATGGGAAACAGCTAGTGCAGATCTATATACGGGAACAGCTGGAGGCTCTACTCAAACAACTAAAGGAGGAGCAACGTGGTGGACAGGAAGTGTAGCTAGCCAATCATTTGAATACCAAACGTCAGACATAAATATGAACGTAACAGGAATTACAAAGGCATGGTTAAGTCAAAGCTGGTTTGGAGGTCCTGTTATTGCAAATGATGGATTTATAGTAAAAAGATTAGGTTCACAAGAATATGACGGTAAAAATTATGGTGATTTAACTTTCTTTTCAAAAGAAACACACACAATATATCAACCAAGGCTTGAATTTGGATGGGACGATTTTTCTCCTGTAACTGCAAGTTTGTCTGAATTAGATATTAATAGCGATGTTTTTGTATATGTTAAAAATAATAGAGATAGAATACATAGAGAAAGTAAAGAACGTATTAGAATTGTTGGAAGAAGCCGATTTGTTTCAAAGTCATACTCAACAACTGCTACTGAAATGGAAGTTAAGCATTTTCCAACAAACTCATACTGGTCAGTAGAAGACTATAGAACTGGAGAGGTTGTAATAGCCTTTGATACTGACTATACTAAAATAAGTTGTGACTCAGAAGGAAATTATTTTGACATATGGATGGATCAATTTGAAACATCTAGGCGATATAAGTTTGTTATTAAGAGTGTAAGCGGAAGTATGACTAAAGTTTTTGATGATGATTTAACCTTTAAAGTAATTGATTAATAATGGCAAAACCAAGATATAGAACACAGAAAGTAGAGCGAAAATTTTCTAATAGGCCTTTGGCACCTAGAAATGACGTAAATGCAGGAAAAGATGCAACTGTAACTTCTCCAGAAAATGGTGCTGTGACAATTCAAACAGTACAATCTGATTATTATCCTTGGGATGCAGGAGCTCATATTGTAGCAGAAAATGTAGAAGATTTTTCAATAAACAAAAGCTTAGACTTTTTAGAAACAGCTGCAGACAAAACACATAGGGATCCTAATAATAGAATTATTTCACAAGTAAATAGCGATGCTATAGGCCAAGACTTTGTTATTGTACCACAGCGATATGTTTTAGAACGAGATAATTATGTATCGGTTGTTGATACTTCAATAAGTGAATTATTACCAACTGTTGTATATGGTCCAAAAAGCGCACCAGTACTTAGAGAAAATCCTAATTCTGGTGAAACAACTGGTATTATTGTTTTTCCTTCAATAGGAACAATAGACGGAAAAATATCAGATGGTTGGAGTATATATGAAGATAAAGCCCTATCACTAACTGCTTTACAATTTCCAGCTAATCATTCTCGTATATTAGTTGCTGATGCGTATAGCTACCTTGGTGATAATGACTTAGAAGTAGAAGACGGATTATCTTATGAGTGGATATTTAATTCTGATAATCCTGCAAAAAACGGCCTAGAAACTAGAAAAAAAATTAGTAATAGAGTAGTTAGTAAGACTAAAAAATTAGCATTAATAAATGCAACCAAGTTTGACACAGGATATTATCACTGTAGAATTAAAAATAATAAAGGACAAACAGAAACTCCTCAAGTTTATATATACTGTTTCGGTGGTATAATAATCGAAAGAGATGAAATTAGAGGTGGAGAAAATAATGAATTTTTAGGTTATGGTGCACCAACTGGTGAATTAATAGATGACCAACAGCATAATGACCAATATAAATTAACAGATGGATGGTTTGATTTTAATATAGAAACAAATGAATGGGCAAGAACAGGATGGGATCCTGCAGGAGAAGAATGGTATATTAGAGATAACTATCGTGGTTTTAATCCTTGGAGAGTTCCAAAATATGGACCTGAACCAAAACAAAATGAAGTACCAGACGAAAGAGTTGTTAACCCTACTAAAACATCAGTAGTATCTCGAACACCTGAAACTTCAACGTTGCCACAAAAACGAGTACAAACAGTACAACCTCAACAAAAAACAGTACAAAGTGTAAAACCAGACGGTTCTAAAGGTAGAAATACCCGAATACAAGGAAGATAAATGGCTTGGAATACTAAATATAAAGATGAAGATTTACTGTTAATACCGTCTAAGGCTATATTATCTGATTTTGGTAAGGCATATGATGTAGATGATAGGGTTGAACTTCATATCTATAGTAAAGATAATGAAACTTTATTATTTGCGGACACAGACATAACAAGCTATAAAGTAGCAGAAGGTGGAATACTTGATAATGGAACGGTTAATCAAGATCCAGTCGTTTTTCTAGATTTACACAATGATATACGACAATATGTAAACTCTGGTACATTTAATGTAAAATATAACTTTCTTAGAACACTGGTTGGAAGTCCTGATTCTTCTATTAACGATTTATTTCTAGATGAAATAAGTGAAAGTAGAAAAGAAATTAGATTAAAAATTAGTGAAGATGCAACCCAAGAAGAAAAAGAAATATTTGAAGACTTTGCCGATAAATTATCAATCAAAGGTGAAGTAGACCATTGGGTAGACATACATGTAAACTTTGGAAATGATGTTGTACCTTTAGCTGTTAATTGGTCAATTGATAAAATAACAACTCCAGAATTTCCATACTCTATTGTTTTAAAATTATATGACCCTTTACCAAGCCAAATAAATACAAAAGCACCGTGCTGGATAGTACAGGAAATGATAACACCTGTCAGAGAATCAGTATTTGTAGAATCTCCTGAAGTACAAAAAGAAGTTAACTTTTTATCAGGAGCAAATTTTGCAGCTGGTAGCCAAGATAATTTAGGTGGTGGAACAACTGGCTACGAGTCTTGGAATACACTTACTAGTGCAAAAGAAGAAGTTGTTAATAATGTACTAAATAGATATTTTTCAAGCAGTTTATCTGATGTTAGACTAAACGTTGACTATAGACGATATTCCCATTTTGTAAGATTTGGCTCTGCAACATCTAGACTTGACAACTTTAAATATAAACTATCTCAGTTTGAATATTACCAGGAAAAAATAGAAAATTTATCAACTTCTTCTCCTGCAACTGCTAGCAATGCTAATATAACTGGTTCACACCATTTTAGACAAAACGTTCAAAATTTTAAAAACAAGCAAAACACTATAGTTTCTGGATTTGATGGATACGAACGGTTTTTATATGAAGAATCTTCTTCTTATGGTTCTAGCTCTCTTGGAGAGTTTATTCCAGCCACATGGCCTAAAAGGTCAGATATACAATATCCTAGAGGACCTTACACAAACCTATCTGTTACGGCTTCAGCGGCCTTGGATTGGTTTGATGGAATGTATGCAACTGCATCAATGTATGACCGAGAAAATATTCATTCACTAGAAAATACAGCTGTACCTTTGCATATTCATGAAGACCCTACACTGGGTAAAGATGAAAACATAAATAGCGAATATATCAAATTTGTTAATATGGTAGGTGAATTTTTTGATAATATTTATTTATATGTTACTGCAATTCCAGAAACTTGGGATAGGCACAATGCAATTGATGCAAAACTAGTTGAAGGACACTTTAGTGGTTCTGACATGCTTTCAAAAGACTTAATCTACATGGGACTCAAGTCTTTAGGATATAGTCAATGCTTAAAGTCAGACGAGCAAGACCTATGGACATATGTTATTGGAACAGACTCTGATGGAAACTATGGCGATAAAGTAAAATATTTTGATTCAAATGATTGGGCATATTGGAATGCTCCTGACGATCAATTTGCCTCAGCAAGTTATATTGAAGGTACTTCTCCATTTTCACAATCTGTAATATATGCATCTGACAGGTATCAAACATCACAATCTGTACCTCGTGAAAACTTAAGACTAGAATTTGGTAAAAGGTTATTAAACAATTTACCACACCTTCTTAAAACAAAAGGTACTAAAGAAAACCTTAAAGCATACATGAATATCTATGGTATACCTCAAACCATGTTTAAGATTAAAGAATGGGGTTCACCAAAACCAGTAGATTATTTTTCACATTCATATTATGAATATGACACATTTAACTATAGGTTAAACTTTAACGGAAGCTCTGCAATCACATCCTCATGGGATGCAGTTATAGATCCTACCATAACTGCTGATAACGGTGGAAAACTACAATTTCCAGATACTATAGAATTTAGGTTTAAATTACCTGATATGCTAGATTATAATTTAAAGTGTGGTAAAGCGCAATTTGATGAGCTTAAAAACGATGCCAATAAAAAAGACATGGTTATTGTACAAATTAATTCTAGCTCATTCATTGCAGTAGAACACGCATCTAAACATCTTCCGTCTGGTAGTGAATCATATGATTTTCCTATTGATAAGGATAGTACGTATGGTAGAGTAAAATTTGGATTAGGTGTAAATGATGGAACGTTCCAATATCCTACACATTTTGTATCTCAATCAACAGATTGGGCCCCTATTTTTGATGGAGATTGGTGGAATGTAATGGTTAGACGAAATTCTCCAGTACAAAATACTATTGCATCTCAAAATACTGAAAATTTTACATATGAATTATTTTGTAAAAAATCTTCTGATTGGTCTAGAGGAACTATAACACATGAGCAATCATCTAGTATGTTTGTTAATGGTTCAACAACAACGGGTAAACTTGCAAACTCTTCATGGAATTCAGATGGCTTTCATGATGATACATATGTTAGTGGAACATTCTTTACACCTGAAAATACACCATCAGATTTACAAGGAGGATATTCTGATGGATTATTTGGTCTAAATTATGATTCATTCTTTATAGGAGGAGCCGTTAATAGTACTGATTGGGGAATAAATAAAACTCCAGGAATAGACTATGAAAATTATAGTGGATCTTTACAAGAATTCCGCTTTTGGATGAAACCTTTATCTGAGTCTGCATTTAATAATCATGTACTTAACCCTATGGCGATTGACGGTAATACTTATACATCATCATATAGTGACTTAATTGTTAGATATTCATTAGGAGCAGATTTAAAAACATATGCACTATCTGATGGAACTTCAATAATATCTTCTCACCCTAATCAGAATATTTTAACTCCATTTGCAAACAACAGATCTACATTTGCAACAGCTAGTGGATTTAATGGTACAGTAGACTTTGAGGATGACCAAGAAAAAGTTGCAACTATAGTTCCTAATTATGTTGGACTATGTTTAGATCCAGATAAGATAAGAATTCAAGATAACGCGTTGGGTAGCAATCTTAGTGTAAATAAAAAAGCAGAACTACCTCAAGCAATGGACAACGATCAAAATAGAGTCTCCATACAGATGACTCCTGTTGACCAAATTAATATTGATATGGAACACCAATTAGGTGGTATAGATTTTAATGACCTTGTTGGAGATCCACGAGCAAAATATAATGAATTTTACCATGAAGTAATATTTTATGATGAACATTATTGGAAAAAACATTTTGGTTCGTTTAAGTATAATGAGTTTTTTAAATTAATAAGATATTACGATGATACTGTTCTTTGTCAAATGAAAAAGAATGTACCTGGTAGAAATAAACCAGATTTTAATATTTCAATTGAACCTCATATATTAGAAAGACCTAGAATTCCTGTACATAGACCTTCAAGAGAAAGCCTACATTACGAAGGTTCAGCTTCTGCAAGAGTTTTCTTAAATGGTAATACAACTGAATTAGGAAGGTTTAAGCACAATGGTCCTGGTACTTCGTACTATAGTGATTGGGATAATATAGGACCTGAAGAATCAAGGTATGGTGATTTACTTTCTCCAAATCCTAATAGAGGAAATAGAGACCAATCACAAACATTACCTCAGCCATTTCCATCTTATGGTCTTGGAGGACAAAGACAGCGAGAAAAGAATCCTACAGGGTTATTTAGAACAACTGTTGGAGAACTAGAAGCTACAATTAAACCTGCATTTACACCTTTAATAAAGGATGATATTTTCATGTGTTGGGAAAGAGACCAGCATGAAGGAGCAGCTCGATACGAATGGCATTTACCAGTTCACTGGGGAAATTCAAAGGGAAGTTATATAGATTATAGTGTAACTGGTACTCAAACAACTCCATCTACGGCTGCCACTGCAAAAATAAAATTAGGCGGAACCTTTCCAAACACTGGAGGTGGATATGATGGAACAACTCTTGTACTAACAGCTGCTGACGGTACTGTTGCAACATTTACATGTGTTGACAGTGGAGTAACAAATTCAGAACAGTTTACATACAGTAATAATCCAACAGTTCTTGCTACAAATATTTCAAAATCTATTGGCTCTCATTCTAAATTTACATGTGGAGCAGTACATGCTGATGGAACAGCTACAAATTCTGAAGGTGAACAAACTGCACTTATTGTTGTACATGTTACTCAATCAACAAAAGGTGCAAATGGAAATACAAATCTATTTGGTACATTTTTACCTCCTTATGGCTACAATCCAAACGGAACTGGTGGAACTGAAAGACTTTTCCAAGCGCATACGGCCAGTCGATTCCATGTAATACCATCTTCAGATACATTTACGGGTGGTAAAAATGAAGGAAAATTACCAACTATAGATATATTAACAGACTCTACTAGAACTTCAATAACTCAATCCAATCCATATTGGGAAAGAGACGTTGTTATGACTGTAAGTCATCCAATGGATCCTAGAGAAAATGAAACCTGGTATGACTTTAATAAACAGGAATATGTTGCAAGTAATTTACTTCCTAATAAACCTATGTTTGATAGGCCTAGAAACTTTCCAATATTAAACAACGGACTTACGCCATATGCAGATAATAAAAGTTGTAGAGATAGAGGTAAAGAATGGTTTTTCCCTTTCATTGGCAATCAGCGAGAATCAACATATAAATACACAGAATTACATAGATATGCAACTGAGTTAAGCCAATCTTTAGGTATTAAGGTACCTAGAACCCAGTTTGGACAGTCAGATTTAGGATATGGAAATCTAAATGGTGAAGCAATAGTTTCACATAGTGGAGCTCCAATATCAAACCTAAATGGAATATCAGTTCTAAGTAGATCTGCACAATATCAAGATTATAGAGCAAAAGGTCTTCAAAACTTAATATATGATGGATGTAAGATGGCCGCATCTGACTTTAATATAGATTCGCCTCAAACAATTGATGGCGGACCAATAGTAGAAATTATAGATACAACACCGTTCACGCTAACAGCTGCAGAGCCAACTTTAGGTGAAGGACCAGGTAGAACATCTGGTGAAGGTATAGGAAGAGGATTAGG